TTCCAAACCATTAACATTTTTTCAATGGAATCGTGATCTAATGGTGCAACCATACAACCAAGATTTTCTTCATAACGCCATGTTCTCTTAAGAAATGAAGCATCATCTATATTTATAAATGGTACACTTTCTGCTTCCTTATCTGCCATAGTATAACCAATTCCTAGTGATGCAAAACATTTGGAAATAGCCGTATGATTAAACCAATTTGCTCTTTGTCTAACTGACATGATATTATCATCTCCATAAGTCATCAAACTTACATCTTCTTTAAAATTAGTCAGCGTTTTATCAGGATTGAGCATAAAATACACATATCTCATACGTAGGCTGTTTACAATTCCATTAAGAATAACAGTAAGTGGATTTCCTGATGGATTAGAACCATACAATTGTATAAGATCCCCATTGTAATCTACTACTGCGAAAGCAGTATCTTCAGCTATACAACGGATTATTTGTATGTCTTCATCAGTATAATTACCAGATAATTTGCAAAATTCTATAATGATATCAAAAGCCAACAAAATTTCTTTTGGAGACATTTTCTTATCAAACATCTGATAATCACCAGCAACTATATTATCTTTTCCATTCTTTACAATGTAATCATACATTTCTTGCCACTCTATAGATTGTGCTATAGTTCCAGGTGCAGCCTCAAATGCCAATCTTTCATTCTGAAGTAATCTTGTAAAAGATAATAAATATTTTCTCACAACTATTGTCCAATCAAAAGGTGCACCTGTAAAGACACGAGTTTTACCTACACTTGCTTTTTTAAAAGAAACTGGTTCATCTTTCAAGTGAGCACAAAAATTTGGGTGAGCTTGTTGGTTTGATTTATATGACAATATTATCTTGTCCACTCTATCCATAATTTCATCATCCACTTCAACTGGATCTAACATACCATGTGCTGGGGGTATTGTCTTCATAAAGAATTTTTTACTCATTTTCCAGGGATTTCCTGCACTCGTATTTCTATTGATTTTATCGATATATGCAACTTGAGCTCCATTTATAGCAGTAAAATCGTCTAGAATATGCAACATACTAGATATTTTGTTCTCATCAATATGTTTTAAAACATCTTGAACATAGCCTTGAGCACAATATTCCAATATACCTGTATCTAACGAACATATCGGTTTGACTAAATCTTTCGCTGCTATATGCCAAGGTACCCATGATTTAACTTCTGGTTTCGTAAATTTTACTTTATAGTCTTTATCTTTCAGGAAAATGCTCATAGGGGTTTTTGTAACAGATGATTTGCCCTTACCTCTAAAGTCAGTAAAAGAACCATACAAATTGACACTACCTTCAGGTATATATCTAAAAACGGATTTTTTGTGTAAATCGCTGATTTCTCTTGTTTTACTTTGACTAGATATTAAACTAAAATCACCAGATGATACATTAAATTGATTCAATTTGTTATAAACTTCCTCTACAAAAGTTCCATCAAGGTGTGTAGCATAAATTTCTCCATCTACCATTTCATTAGCAAGGAAATGCATACCAACAATACAATAACCATAAGCACTATCTATGATCAAAGGCATACCACAATCGCCACTCTTGGTTGGAACACTACTTTTACCAGACCACACAGCATGTTTTGCTTCTAGATTAATATTCTTGTATGTAAATTTACGTTCAGGAAGAATTTTAATTTTCTTGACAGGGTTTAATTCAATATTCCCATTTTCGTAACGATTGATATACATTCCATTAAAAATACCATTCGCTTTTCCTTTTTGTATGTATTGTACAATTTTCTTTTTTGGAGGTAAAGATCTCAACGTTAGAAAACACAAATCATGATAAGGTATTCTATGTACATCGCTTTCACAAATACAAAATTCTAAGTTAGAATTTACACCTTTGGCATGGGTGAAAACAACAGATATTACTCCACCATGGGATATATCAGGAACATTATGATTGTTAGTAAGGTATATGTGACCACCTAGTGCTATCATTCTCCCTCTATTCTTTTTAGAAGTTTTGTTACTCACTATGCTTATGTGGGATACATTTTCAGAAATTTTTTTGCAGAATTGAGTAAAATCTACACTTTTAGACGATGAGCTTTCTCGTGAAAAATTTGCTATAGATACATCAATTTCATTATTGTACCAAACATTCTCACGCCCATTTATCTCATCCATAGGTCGTACACCTATATCTGATGATACATCACCTTGTGGTGATAACTTTGTGTACATCTTGTACAATGCTAAGAAAGAAGTTAGAGTTACTGCAAGAGTGGCAAATATCTTAGGTTGTTTTAAACTGTCTTTCATATTCTCTCCTATCTGCACCCATCTCTTAGTATCCATACACTGTGTTAACAATTGATTTTTCATAATTCTATAAAGTTGGATGTTTCTTTTCATTGAAGTGTAATAATGAAAGAGCAATCGCAAATTTCTGTACTCTCTGGATCTTTTCACATGTAGCCAAATACAAAAGAAGAATGTTAAACAAAAAGTAATACCAAGTGCAATATAGCCTGTATTTTCAACTATACCTTGTGGTTTGATTGTACACAAGGTATCAGGTAAATTACAGCACATACACAAGTCAGTTTCAAGCATTAACTTTGTACACTGTTCAACTCTCTTTTGATCTGCATTAAATCTATCTATAGCTGTATGTAGCCACAATAATAGATCACGAATATTTAAATTTTCTGCAACAACTTCGAGTTTAGCATAATGTTTACCTTGATCTATAGGAACTGGTCTCACCAATTCAACTTTAAATAACCATAAGTCTGGGTAAGGTTGATCAACTGGGACTTTTTCTGAATCTAACATTCCTCTCTCATTTAAGAATTCCTTCTTAACTTTAGGTGTGATTATGTAAGGGAAACGCCTTTGTATAGCTGATGGGCATGAAAAGAAATGATATGCATTCAAATTCTTCACATTTGTCGTAGCTATAACAAGTTTGCCTCGAAATGGAGTTGTTCCTTTCATGTCTAATGATGCTTGATCTGGACAAAAAGCTTGATTGTTCATTGTTTGTATAACAACGTTCAAAGAACCTGGATCTCCCAAATCAGGAGATTCATTAGCAATATCATCAAGAATAACTGTATGCTGGGAAGTTAGAAAACCATCCCAATATTTAGCTGCTGGATTTACTGTGTATCTAAACTCAGGTCCTGAAGGTAAATTTTCGTGTTTTGCGAAGAAAGTACATAACATACTAGTAATAGTAGTTTTACCTATACCCGAATCACCAAATATGAGTAAGCCAAAAGGAGCTTTACGATTTTGGCGAGCCGCTGATTTAGTATTAAGGTCATCACGCATCATCAACATATCATTGAGTGTACACTTGACAACAGCAATATCAGCTTTATCTAACCGATAAGAGTGTTTATTGATATTCTGTAATTTTTCAATAGTACTATCAAGACGATGTCTAAAATCAGACTCCGTAAATCCATTGGCTTCCGGATTGTGCAATTGATTGTTTTGACGAGTCAATAGACGACATTCTTCATATAGTTCCTTGTAAGTGCCTCCCGAATGAAACAGACAATTGATATCACCTGTAACATAAACTTGATATCCTCTTTCGAGCACAAAAAGAACTGTGTCACATAATACATAAATAAAATCACTTTTCTTATAAATCTTTTTCTTAAGAGTCACTTCCTCCAATTTTGAATAACCTAGAGTCTCAAAAGACAGACCAATTTTTTCAAATATGGATAATGTCATAAGATACGTACAACATCTATAAATTTTGACAACTATAGGACTCTCATTGATATTTTTGTATGTGTT